GCCTCGCTCAGCAATCCCAATGAATCGCTCGGTTCGAGTCTCTTCAATCGTAGATTTTGTGCCCAACCTTGCCGCTACTATAGCTTGTACAACTGGATTCTCGTGCTCGAGCAGTGCTTTGAACGCCTCGTCTGTCTTGGCAAAGGCATAAGTCTCCTTGCCCGTAGTAAGGCTCTTCTTCATTGGGGGCTCAACGCCATGTACTTTGAGCAACTGAGCAAACTTTGGGTTGCTCATCAGGTCGTCTTTGTCGTAATGGGCAAGCAGTTTTATCTTTGTGGACTGGATTGTGAACAGGTGTTCCTCGAGCAAGTCGGCATCCAACTCGAGCGTAGGTTCAGTAAACATACGGATGGTCAGATCGATTAAACGCAACTCCGCTGCGGGGAAAATGTTACTCATAAGCAAAAATATGGAGTAGGTAAGCTTAACGTCGTTCTTGCAATACTCGCCATAAGTGGCTAGGTGCGTATCAGTAAAGTCCTGACGCCTGAGGCCCTTAGCATCCTCTACCTCTGTACCCTTTACACCTACATTATAAAAATTTGCCAAGACCTTAAGACTACCGCCAACCTCTGTTCCATGTAACGCACGCCCCATCGAGAGCGTATCTAACCAACCTTTCGGCCTGATGCCATAGACCCAATTCAAAATAGCCCCGTCAAACATAGCGTTGTGCGCTAACGCCAAATTGTTAGACCAATCGAACGAGCTCAGGAACTGGCATAACGTCTCATGGTCGCCACTACACCACACGGGCTCGCCGTCGTTTACCTGTACCGAAACACCGATAACTTCAAAGCGCTGATCCCTCACGTATTCCTCAGTGGTCTGCTTGGCAAAACCTAGGTCGGTAGAGTAGTAGGTTTCAAAGTCGATTGTGAGGATGTTCATTTGTATCTGCCGTCCTTGCCTATTGGGGGCTGTATTTGTTGTGGGTCGTATTCGGACTCTTCCCCCATGTTTGCTAATATTGCTTCCAGAATCTTGTTCTCTAGAGATTCTTCGTTAATCACAAGCGTCCAACCACCAGCGCGGTCGATTTCTCGTAGGTTCTTTTCTTGTAGCGCAGTAGGAACACCCCTACCCGCCTTGGCTTCGATGCCTAAGAAATATCCGTTGTGACATACAAGGAAGTCGGGCACGCCACTATTACCTAAACCTGTGCCGATTGGCATGGCGAAATAGGTGTTATGCTCTTTGAGGATTGCTTTGATTTTGGCCTTGACCTTGGCCTCAGGGGTTTGCGACATCTAACGACTCCAGTTATTTTATGGAGTTATTATATCACACTATTGGACTTTGTCAACTACGGACGTAAAAAAGCCACCCTTAGGTGGCTAGGTCATACCCTAACAATGTTAGGTGAGGGGTTGATAGATTACGTGCCCCTCGTCACGCTATAGGTTCAAGCAGAGTAAATCAATTAGGGGGGCTCTGCTTGAGAGAGACACCGTCACATCTATCGGCTAGGTCGTCCCTCAATTTATGATGCCCCCTAAATTTAGTTTAACTTCTCAATCGCACGATTCAAATACCACTGAGCTTTCTTTAGGTCTTCCAACTTCTGACCTTTATGGTCAGCGCGGGTTACATACTTAATCACGTTACCAAGGTGATAGCCTAAACCTTTCGCCTCGATGAAGTCGATAGTCTCCACTCCGCCTACTATGTAATGCGCAGGGTGATTGACCGTGTCGGTGTGATGTGTAGTAACAATGTCTCTAGGTATAGCACTCTGCATACGGTGCTTTGGTCTCGTGTGCTGATACACCAACTCCTTCATGCGGTCGGGTGCTATCTGTGTGACTGTATCTTTCACCTCGGGCAAGCCCGTCGACTTTATTTTATACATAACTTGGTATACATACTGCACCGACATGTTTAATGCTTTGGCAATTTGTGCGGGTTTAGCATCGGGATTCGCTGATATATACGAGCGGATTTTTCCCGCTTTGTTTACTTTCTTTACCATGTGTTAACTCCTGTTGGTTTGTTGTTTAACGAATTCAGTAAGAACTTCTCTCATCTTGGCTTGCTTTGTATACGCATAGTTGGTGTTGAAAAAATCCATCACCTCCTTTGGTAGACGCAGGCTCGTGCAATAGAGTGCGGGCTTCTTACCAAGACCCCTACCCTTGCGTTTTGTTATTGGTTTTAACTCTTCAATTCCTGTTGTCATAGCAGTGCATCCTTAAAATCATTTTTAATAAATCTTCGCTTTACTTTTTCTAACAGTTTGGGGTCTACCCGCTCGAACGGATTCCAATCGTTTCTGCATATGCTCGTAATGGTTTCTTCGTTCCGCATCAATTGCCTCTTGCGGGATAGCGACTTCTTGGGTTGTAAATCTGTGTTCGTTTCCACATTCTCTCCTTCGTGTATGCCCAAAAGTGGGCGATTCTCTTGTTGTGATTACTGATGTCCATGAGCCACAAACAGGGCACTTCATCTAGTCCTCCTTGTTCAACATAAAAATTGATACCGCAACTACCACTACTACCACCCCACCAAGGCACATCAATAAGACTGCCCATGCGACTGTTTCTAACATTATGTATTCCTCCATTTAAGCATCTGCTCAATCATGCGTGCCGACTCATAGAAAGACTTGTTATCGAAGTCCACCTGATAGATTTCTTTATCAGTTAGACCTACCCACTTATCCTTATTCATGTGTCGCACTAACTCTTGCTTGACCTTGCTATCTCGCTCGGTATCGTTAAACTCTTCTTCGGGTGTCATAAGTGCCCCCATAAAATTACTGATATAAATCCTACCACCGCTATCAAACTCATTAGGATAGCAAATTCACTTGCCGTTGTTTCTAACATTGTTATGCCCCTTCTGTTAACACTACAAAGATTTCGTCATTGATACGACACCCTACTTCCGATACAAAGTGCTCGGCTTCTACTAGTTTTAGCATACCCAGTTTGCCCCGCATTTCTACAGGAAGAGTATTATCATCATAAAGTTGCACATCTTGTCCAATCTTTACCATGTATTTACCCTCATCCTTGATGATTAGGGCTGTGTGTTCGCTACCGAACTTCTCCCTGATTGATTCAATAGTCATCATGTCCTGTTTGAACTTATTGCACTGCTCCATCTTCTTGAGTATGGGTTTCTTCTCATGTTCAGGTAGTCCGTTCACATGCGCTAAGAACAACGCAAAGCCACTTTCCATGACGAACTTAGTCGCATGGTTCTCTACATCTCGCTCGACATAGCGATGCTCCCTCTGCTTTTCGTAGTGTTGGCTAGTCATCACTTGCTTCGCTTGCTCATACGCTTTGTCGATACGCTCGTTGGGTTTGAGACGAAAGAACATCTTCTTCGCCATGAGGATAGCCTTATCTACATCCCCTGTGCGGTATGACTCTGTGCGTTCTCTAGCATTACTAATGCGGTCATTGCTAAGCGATAGTTTGTAATCCCCTCGGTAAAACTGCCTACCAATCTTGCCAATGGTCTCACCGCTATCAATCACGGAGAAGTTCACGGGTCTGTGTCCACTCAGGGTGTCGGTAACGACGAACCGCCACAATGGATTCGCCATCGCTAGATTCATTACCAATCTGCACATATCAGTAGGCGGGTCGCCTATTGTCTCTTGACCCAACTTCTTAGATACATCGGGATGCAACTCTACATTACTCAATGAAAATAAATTCATACTTACTCCTAGTGATTCACTCATATCATTTCCTTTGTTTAATTACCACTCGAACTTACCCAAGATAGCATCTACCTTGGACTTCAATGCACTCCGTGAGTCTGCATCTTCTTTGATACTCTCTATGTCTGCCCCTAACATTGTTAGCTCTAGTTGTCTGCGTGCTTCCTCTAACTTGGGGTCGTTGGTCACATTCAGTTTAGTTAGCAGTCCACACAACTCTATGGGGTTAGAGATAAGTGTGTCGTGGTAACGCTTCTTGGAATCATCGCCCTCAATATCAGTCAACTTCTCCGACATTCCTACTAGCGTCTTATGCAGACGCTCCCACGGCTCACGCATAGCCTCGGCTAACCTATCGCTGTATTGTTTCTCGTAGTCGTTCTTCATCTCTGCTAAGTCATGCGCAGGTATGTCTAAGCGAAAGTCGCCAGACTCAGGTATCGGTTTAACTGCTCGTCTAAACCCGAACTTCAAGCGCACCTCTTCAATCTCGGGATAGTCCTCTGCCTTATACATACTGCCTAAGTTGTTAGGTGCATCTGCAACAAGACGCGGATACTCCACAAAGAAGTTGGTGCACATCATGTTGAATGTCTGCTCGAACCCATTCATGGTCTGCTTGTAATCCATAAACAAGGCAGTCGGCAACATACGCTCACCCTTGTCTGCCCAAGGCAATGTATGCTTGTTGTGATACAGACGAACACGCGCGGCGAAGTCCGATATATCTTTGCGTAGGCTAGTCCCCGCAAATAGATTCTTCTTGGTCTGACTCGCACCTCTGACTGCTGACGCATCTGTATTGACCTTGTCCGTTATCTCTCTGTCTAACTTAGACGCAGGCCATACGCTGATATTCAACTCCAC